TGCATGAAGGTCTCCATCATCTCGAAGAGGTTTTGCCCCTTTACTTCCGGAAGGGTGACATAATCAAGGGCATCTTCCTTTTTGCTACCGGGAAGAAGCGTATAGGTCATGCCAGTATTGAGGATGAGATTGGGGTCGCGTTGGCCTTCCAGTGTCTTTGATGGATTCCAGAAGGTTGTTCGGCCCGCCGCGCTTTCCGAGAAGTTGCGGCGGTTAATGAGAAGGTCGATGAACTGCTGGCTCATCTCGAAGACTTCCATCCCCCCTACCCCATGCCAGCGCCCGTCGATGGCGTTGATCCGGACGACAGTGAAGGGACGCTTTCCAGATGGGGAGACATTCCCGAGATAGTCATAGAAGATCGGCGTCATGGTCCTCTTGTCGAGGACCAGCATGATTTCCTCCACGAGACCGTCTCCATCAGCATCATAGGAGAGATAGCATTCCGCGATTTCAGCGGTAGGGTTTTCCGTGCTGTTGTCGGTGCGGAGTTCACCCCACTCGTAGCGGGGTTGGTTGCGTCCCGTTTTGGGCACACTACCATCGCCTGACATATTCTTGAGGAGATCCATCATCTTCTGGGCGTTCCGGACATCATCCTCTGTCGTGGGAGGGGTCATGATGTCGCGCCGGCTATACTGGTCGATCAGGGCCATGACCGGCAGATCATAGAGATGGCAGATGAAATCCGCGCTCTGGATGTCCTCGGCGGTCAGGGGGCATAGGAAGTCCTTGTAATAGACGACACCGCAATCAGGGCCTCGGTAGATACTGTTCTTCTTGGTGATGAGCTTGGGGGCAAAGATCGGAGCATCCGGCATCGGCGTCATCTGATCACGCTCTAGAACGAGTCCACCGAAGGGTTGTCCGGTTGCCTCGTTCATTGCCTGGACAAAGGAATCCTCCTCCGTGATGGGAAGCCCATCGGATCCCAGAACCTCATTTCCTTGCTCGTCCACAAGCACGTTTTGCAGGGACTTGTAGATCATGTCGCGGTTCTTGAAAGTCGTCTTGACGACGGCCTCTCCTCGGATAAAGGCATATTCAATAGCCTTGATAAGCTGGGCTTTGACGTTGGTTTTATTTTCGATCTTCCATTGGGCATGTTTTTCGATGGTCTCTGCCAGCTCGTCGTCGTTTTCACCCACGGGATAGACTCCGAACCAAGGATCTGTCCCAAAGAAATACTCCACGGCGCGGGCGATCATCTGACGTACCATGCGGCGAGTGACGGGAAGTGTCAGATTGCTTTCCTTGAAGATACCACCGACGGCCCACCTTCTCCACTCGACCTTGTTGTGGTAAGTCATCTCGTAGTAGTCACGCTTACCCATGAAGGTACGGCCTCCTGTCGGCTTCTCGGGATCTTCCCTCTCGAACCAGTTGTGCCAGAGGGTGATCGTGCGCCCTAGTTCATTTTCCAGTTGCTCGATGCGGGTAGTGGCAAGCTGCATGAGCTTGTCTTCAGCCGCACGATCCAGCCTCAGAGAGCTAGGGAACGGCACACGGGGAGCATTGAGATCCCCTTCGGGGGCGAGATCCGGCAGCTTCCTGTTATCGAGTGCGTTAGTTGCTTGATTATCTGAGAGAGTCATGTTTTGCGACTGTGATTGCTTTTTATACTTGCGCCTTTGCTACATAGCCAGCCTTCTCTTTGAGGATGAAATCCCACCAGGGCCATGCCTTTTCGGGGTTTCCGACGCCTTCATGGAGAACGAAGTCACGAGCGGCCTTTGCCATCTCCTCGCGCACCTTGGGGTTAAAGGCAAGATAGGAGGCGTAGTAGCTAGCCTCATCGGGCGAGTTACAGAGAAATCCTGTCTTTCCATGCTCGATCTGGTCGCGGAATCCCTGGGCATCTGCCCCGATAGGGACGCAACCGCTTAACATGGCTTGAGCGGTGGAAATGCCGAAACTCTCTGTGAATGGGTAATAATGGATGAGGCAGTGGCTTTTCCCATAGAGTTCGGCCATGTGGATAGGGTCGCTGATATGGTCATGCAGGGTCACATTGAGTTCTCCGTTCCACTTGCTTGAGGGATCGCAGGGATTGCCAATTTTATAGAGGGCATTGTCGCCCCATCCGGCCACCTCGATCTGAACCTTCACTCCCGATGGGGCCTTGATAGAACTGAACATACGCCAGCTCTCCTCGTGCCATTTCTCGGAATCATCACGGGATGCCTTGAGGATAGTGAACTGCTTTTTGCTTTTCTTGTGGGGAACAAGTGGCATGTAGAGACTCTTGGGGTTGATGTACATCTGGTATCCCTTGCGGTGGCAGATTTTAGTCCCCTTCCCTCCGGCCTTGACTAGCTGGGGGCCGATCAAGTCGCCATTGCTACGGGTTTGAAAGAAGAACTCGTCAATAAGTCCATCCTTCATAGCATCCACCTCGCAATCGACCACATGGGCCATGCAGCTACTCCAGATCATCCACTGAGGCCGGTCGGAGAACTGGCGCATGTAGTCGAAGCACACATGCTCACCAAAGGTCATCAGGATCTTGCATTCTTGAAACATGCCTGGGCGATAGCTTACGACGGCAACTCCCATATCGCGGAGGAAGTCGGCCCTCTCGCTATTCACAATAGGGTCTCCTGCTGGCACAATGCAGCGGACTGGCACGCTCTTGGAGCGCAGAAGCTCGATAGCTCCTAGGAGTTCCGGCCCACAACCTCCGGCTTGGTGGATGATTCCAAAAAAGGAAATCATTTCACTTCCTCCATCTCCACTCCATAAATCACGTTGAAGTAGTGCTCCAATGACTCGCAAAACTCAATCCCCGGCAACTCCAAGGAAAGTTTTGCAAGGTTCTCATAAATTTCGCGCGGCCTACGATGGATAACCTCCTTGGTGACATAGTGCTGGGATCCCCATACTCCGCAACTAAAGGGATCCACATGGAATTTCTGAGGAAGCATCCAAGTGAGAGTCCCGTAGCCACCCCCTTTACCTACGGATTTATGAAAGGGCCTTTGGCTCAAGAAGTAATCAAAAATGGAAGTGATTTTGTCGCGTGTGATAGCAAGTAGGATTTCGGGGGTATGCCCCGTATAAGGCGATCCTTGCAGGAAAAGGATAATGTCATCCAGTTCGTCGTAATGTTTGGCTATCCACCGAACCCATTGCCCGCAATCCTTACCTCCGTTGCCGGTCTTTTCGATAGATAGTTTTCGGGTGACGCTCTTGGGGATTACGGGATCACTCCCTGCACAGGATATGGTAATGTCGTAATCTTCGGGGATGGCTCGAATCCAGTTGAGTGGTTCATTGTGATGGGCGACAACAACGCGAACACTGGGAAGGTTTGTCTCAGGCTTGATGCTTGCTGTGGGTGCGGTCTTCTTAACGATGACTGGGGTTTCTGTGGTGGTTTCCATAGGTGTAGGGTCTTTGTCTGTTTGTTTATTTCCCAAAGAGCATCTGAGCGATGCTTTTGGACTTTGGCCGCATGCTTACTAAGACCTGTTCTTTAGCTTCTTTCCTGCTTGCTTCAAGGAGTTTCTTTAAGAGATCGTGATCTTCCTCGGTTGGGTTCTTCGCCATTTGTGGGGTAATTGCCCCGCGCGTCTCCATTGCGAATAGCTTTCCTGCCGTTTCTGCATATTTACGATACATCGAGTCATCCATGTAGTTCACCTTGCCGGTGACTGGATCCACAAAACGGCGTGACAGCTTACTAGGGGCATACATCTCGTCTGGATGCTTGTTATTCCAAGAGACCATGAGCTTGTCTGCGATTTCCACCTTTTCAACATCTTTGGATTGCACCGGAGTCAGGCGGGAAGCAACGCTCCCCTCTTTTTTGACAGGGCTTCCATAGAGATTGATTTTGGGCTCATTCACAAATCCAAATGGGAAAGCTGCCTGTCCGACTCGTTGTGCCATACGGGGTATAAGATCCTTGGGCTTCCCCTCAATACTTGTTTCCCTGACATAAGCATCTGTTGCGCGGATTGGTTGGCGTATCAGATTTGGAACAAAACTTGCTATCAGGTTTGCGGCCCAGTCTGTTGCTTGGACTGGATCAGTAACAACTCGGAGCATATCATTGAGCCCCTTGCCGAAGGACTTCATGGTGAACTGGTTGATAATTCCCCCTAGCACCTGACCCATCACTTCTGCCCCACTGGCTCCGTCCCTAGCGGCCTTTGCCGATCCGATAAGGTCAACGGTGCTTCCAAGGACAGTAGCAATCGGCTCAATGCGTCCGTAGTTATAGGTGACTCCATTGATTTTAATATGGAAGGCCGGGGTTCCTGTTCTTTCTGCCAGCTCCCTTTGTCCTCGTGCCTTTGCCTTGTCGCTACCCGTAATGAGGATTTTCTTTTTATCGTCATCATCATCGCCGGCGGCAAGGCCCCATAGAGATGCCAGCAATGTCCAAGCAAGCACCTGTTCAGCCACATCACGGACCATCTCTGAACCGGCATAGGGGTGAGGGTTGCCCTTCCCGTCTTGGATGTTGTAGAACCCCTCGCGCCCCAGTTTCCAGAGTAGGGTAGCGGTTCCTAGTGGCGACTTTCGGAGGCCAACACGGGGAATATTATACATGACCCGAACAAACGGGATAAAGAAGCGTCCGGGAGTGTAATTCTGAAGCCCTCGGCTGATTGCTTCAGCGGCCCCTTCTGCTACATTGCCTCTTGATTCCTCCATGCTCCTGAGTCGAGTCTGGAAAGAAAGATCCACGGCATGCTTGACGGCCTTCTCCCATGACTGGGATCCGGTAGTAGTGACTTCGCTTTTAATGAACCTTGCCATCTCATCACCTTCAAGCCCTTGGGCCTTGGCTAGCCGGTATGCCTGTGCCCCGACCTCCATATGAGCAATGATGGTCTTGCAGGCATCATCCATGAATCCAAGAGCTCTCATCGGCATGCGGATAACCCTTCCGGCTTTTCCCTTGATTGATCCCGTGGTTGCATGCCCTACGATCTGCCCTTGATCGAGCTGGATGTCATGGCCCAGGAGATCATAGTCGATCATGGATTGCTCGGCGTCCCATGCCCTGAGTCCGGCGCGGAGTGCGTTACTGACGCCTGGGATCACTCCCTTCATGATGTGCTTAAACTCCCCCATCTGGGTTCCGTCATCTCTCTTGAGCACTGAGTTGACAAGCGCCTCCATTCCCCGCTGAAGAGTGTAATCAATAGCCCCATTCACCGCCATGCCCCCAAGGTTTGCTGCGTGGGTGGCCGTTCCGGAAAGGATTGAGGCCATCCAGTATTCGTGGACCATGTTCAGGGGGTTTCCCCCTTGAGCTGCCGCGATCTTGGCTACCTTGATCGCATCTACCGGATCCTCGATGTTAAAGGTGCGGGTCGGCTTCATCTTTGCAAGTCCTGCATCTGCACCCATACCCATGAGTTCGAGGGCCTTCTGGAAATTCGCCTCGGCCTCTTCGGGTGGAACCGGAGGTCTTGAGGCCTTGAGCCCAGGGGCTTGCTCGATGTCGCTTG